ACATTGCAGCAATGACAGACGAAAGAGGTCTGAAAAATTGCTTCAAGAGGTAGTTAAATGGTTATCCCTTCTGAACTTCAATTCACTGCTGAGAGATTGATGAAATCTCAAGGTAGAGTTGGTACTGCTGATAACGATATTAATGCAATCGTTTCTATGGGAATGGTTCCTCAAGGTTATAGAGTGAACAATTTCTTAACTGATCCGGATGCGTTTTATATCCTTACAGATGTTCCAAATGGAATGAAGTACTTTGACAGAAGCCCTATTAAAACGGCTATGGAAGGTGACTTCGACACTGGTAACGTAAGATACAAAGCTAGAGAAAGATACTCTTTTGGAGTTTCTGACTATAGAGGTATTTTTGCTTCACCAGGAGCATAATAAGTAATTATTTTGAGGCGGGACACAATCCCGCCTCATTATCAATATAGAAAGAATTTTATGGCACACAAATACTTAGTAAAAATATTTACCAAATATCTTCAAACAAAATTTGAAACAGAAAGTCAAACAGAAATAAATGATGTCGAAGGACTACATAAACCGATTATTGACTTTTTAGGAAAAAATGATATAAAATGGGAAAAAACGATTTTCAATACCACAGTACTGGAAGTAGTTTTTATATAACCTATGAGGAGGTTAATGATGGTTCAGGACAATATGGTACTGTTCGCAAAGAAACTGAAACTCGAATCTAAATGGAACGAGTCATTTCTTGAGAATAGAGGACAAATAACTCCAGAAATGTCTGTTCTAGGTGATGAGATCAAAGTAGTAATTAGATTAATCATCAGAGAACAAGAGATCCAAGCTAATAAGAATAGCAGAGATTACGAAGCACATCTTTTTGCTGGCTAATTAGATTTAAGATCTATCTAAAAAACGTCTTTATTCCCTAGGGATTTCTTGCACTTTTTTTAAAATTCATATATAAATTAATAACTATACATAAATTAATATTCTGCATGGACGCAGTATAGTCGACGGCCTAGAGACTATGTAGAATTTAACTAGGAGAACAATCATGGCAACAACATCGTTTCAAGGGATCGTAAGATCTTACGGCGGACAAGACAGATCATCTGGAGCAACTCCAAGTGTATTACTTCTATCAGAAGTAATTTCATTTGACGCAGCAGCAGCAGCAGTAGCTTTAACACCAGTGAGAATTGGTACAAGTGCTACAGCAGGTAATCAATTTGTTTTACCAGCAGGTGCTATACCTGTTTCATTTTCAGTAGTGGCAGCATCCACAGGTGCAAGTTCTACAGTTGATATAGGAACTACAGCTGATGTAGATGGCTTCTTTAATGAAGTAGCTTCAGTTACAAAAGGAACTCTTAAAGGTGCCGATGGTGCTTTAGTTATTCCAGCAGGTATTCCTGCTAATGCTACAGTAGCGGCTTCAGTAGGTGCAACTGCAGGTACAGGAACTGTTACAGGTGTATTTACTTATACTGTCGTAGACAATGCTAAAGCAGGCGAAGGACAACCTGAATTAGTATAATAAATAATTAATTAGTGTGGGCTTCGGCCCACATAAAATTTAAGGAGAAAATATGGATTCAGATCAGAAAACATTAAACATGGCAGTCATTGGAACTGATACTTTAGCAAGAGGAGCTAGAACTAGAATTACTTCTATTCAAGGTTTAGGAATAGCAAGTTCTACTTTAACTCTATATGATTCAGCAGATGCAGGAGCACCGGGAACAGCAGTAGCTATTTATAAATTTGGAGAAGAAGGTTTAGAAGTTTATATTCCAGGTTCAGGTATTTTATTTGATCAAGGTATTGTTTACAATTTAGCGGGAGCAGGCGGAAGCGTTACAGTAACAATTACAGGAGCTTAAGTTAATGGCAAGTTCAGGAACAACGACTTTTGAATCAAGTTTTTACATTGATGATGTAATCACCGAAGCTTATGAAAGAATAGGTAGATTTGATTACTCAGGTAATGATATAAAAACAGCTAGACGTTCTTTAAACATTATGTTTCAAGAATGGGGCAATAGAGGTCTTCATTTCTGGGAAGTAAAAAACAATTCAATTACATTAGTGGATGGTCAATCAACTTATACAATGTATAGATCAGCAACAGATGGTACATCAGATGCAACAGCGGTATATGGTGTAGATGATATATTAGAAGCTGTTTATAGAAACTCTACTGATGTAGATTTTTCTTTAACTAAAATTAACAGATCATTTTACCAAGGGTTATCTTCTAAAACAGATACAGGAACTCCTACACAATATTTTGTACAAAGATTTATAGATAGAGTAACGATTACTTTATATTTAACTCCAGGATCCACTGAAGCCGGAAACTTTATTAACTATTATTATGTAAGCAGGATCCAGGATTCAGGGGCCTATTCTAATACAGCAGATGTACCTTATAGATTTGTACCTTGTATGGTATCAGGACTTGCATATTATTTAGCACAAAAATTTAAACCAGAATTAGTTCAACAAATGAAATTATTATATGAAGATGAATTAAAAAGAGCTCTTGAAGAAGATGGTTCTTCATCTAGTACATTTATAACTCCAAAATCTTATTATCCAAATGTCTAATTTATCTAACGGAAAATACGCACAATTTATTTCAGATCGTTCTGGTATGGCTTTTCCATATAGTGAAATGGTTGTTGAATGGAATGGTTCTCGTGTACATGTTTCAGAGTATGAGGCAAAACAACCACAGCTTGAGCCAAAACCAACAGTAGCTGATCCACAAGGTTTAAGATATGCAAGACCCGCAAGAACTGAACCACCTGTTTTAATTTTATTACAAACAAGTCCATTTGAAACAATTAAGTATTCCTGGAAATACTTACATAAATGTATTTTCACAAAATCACGATAGATCTACTGGAGATACAGTTAGATTTAGAGGTGCAACTAATGCATCTGGTTTTAATAATGTACCTTCTTTTGATGGAGTTACTGATATTAGTAATTCAAATTGGTTTTACAATTACAGTTGGTAAAATAAATTCTAGTGGTATAGTAGGAGACACTACAAATTATTACTACTTCCAAAGTAGTGATGTAGCAACAAGTGGAAATATAAATGGGGGAGGAGATGGTTGTACAGCAGGACCTGTTAACCTACAAGGATAATGACATACGCAGAATTAGTACAACAGATTAGAGATTACACAGAAGTAGATTCAAATGTTTTAACATCTACTATTCTTGATGGCATTATTAATAATGCTGAATTTAGAATATTTAGAGATATAGATTCTGATAATAATAGAAGATATGCAACAGCTAATTTAGTCACTTCAGATAGATTTATAAATAGACCCGCAGGTTTACTAATTGTAAGATCTGCTCAAATAGTAGATTCTGATGGAAGTTCACAACCAGATAATAGAGATTTTTTAGATTATAGGGACACAAGTTTTATGTCCGAATATAACCCTACTGGGGCTACAGGAGTTCCTAAATATTACAGTTTATGGGACCAGATAAAATTGTAGTAGCACCTACACCAGATGCCACTTATGAAATTCAGTTAAACTATATCTTGAAAGACCCTGGTTTATCTGCTACAAATACGACTACATATATCAGTACAAATTTTCCCAATGGACTTTTATATGCTTGCTTAACAGAAGCATTTTCATTTTTAAAGGGGCCAAATGATCTCTTGCAATTATACGAAGGAAAGTATAAACAAGTAGTTGAAGGCTTCTCGATAGAACAAATGGGAAGAAGACGAAGAGATGAATATCAATCAGGCGTTCCTCGAATCGGAAAATAAAAATAGGAGATAAATCATGGCTATAACACAAGCGATTGCAAATGCATTCAAAAACAATTATTAGAAGGGATCAAAATTTTTCTTCATCTAGTGGTGATGTTTTTAAACTAGCTCTTTATACTTCTTCAGCAACTCTAAACTCAACAACAACTGCGTACGCTTCAACTAACGAAGTAGCTAATACAGGTACTTACGCAGCAGGTGGTGATCCATTAGCAGGTCAAAATACTTCAATTGCATCAGGTGTTGCAATTGTTGACTTTGCAGATTTATCATTTACGGGTGTAACGTTGACAGCTAGAGGTGCATTAATTTATAACACATCTTCTGCAGTTACTAATGCAGCAGTTGCAGTTTTAGATTTTGGAGCAGATAAAACAGCTACGTCGGGAACTTTCACAGTACAGTTTCCAGAATTTACTACAGCAGCAGCTATATTAAGAATCTCTGGCTAACTACTAACTAGGAGTTTTAAATGGCATTAGTCGTAAATGATAGAGTTAAAGAAACCTCTACCACTACTGGTACAGGTACTTTTACTCTTGCAGGAGCCGTAACAAGTTTTGAAACTTTTTCATCAGCAATTGGAAATACAAACACAACTTATTATACAATCGTAAATGAAAATGGAGAATTTGAAGTAGGACGTGGAACTGTAGCAGCTGGCACTTTAACTAGAACTACAATTCTATCCTCATCTAATAGTGATTCTGCAGTAAATTTTTCTTCAGGAACTAAAGATGTTTTTTGTACCCTTCCTGCATCCAAAGCAGTCATACTAGATTCAAGCGGAAACATTGTTGCAAACAATGGAAGTAACTTAACGGCTTTAAACGCAACACAATTAACTTCAGGTACAGTACCTGACGCAAGATTTCCAGCAACTTTACCAGCAGCAAATGGTTCTGCTTTAACAGCTTTAAACGCAACACAATTAACTTCAGGTACAGTGCCTGATGCAAGATTTCCAGCAACTTTACCCGCACTTAACGGAAGTGCTTTAACAGCTTTAAATGCAACCAACCTTGGAAGTGGTACTGTACCAACTGCAAGACTAGGAACGGGAACAGCTTCATCGACAACTTTTTTAGCAGGGGATCAAACTTATAAAACAATCACAGCAGACATCACAGCAGTTACTGCAGGTAGTGGTTTAACAGGTGGTGGATCTTCTGGAGATGTAACATTAAACATAGGTGCAGGAACTGGTATTGATGTTGCAGCAGATGCAATTTCTGTTGATGTATCAGACTTTATGGCTAATGGTGCAAATAACAGAATTGTTACTGCAACTGGTACAGACGCACAAAATGCAGAAGCTAATTTAACTTTTGATGGATCTACTTTAACGGTAACTGGTGCAGTGGTTCCAGGAGCCAATGATACTTATGATTTAGGGGCTGTAAGTAATGTTTGGAGAAACATCTACACTGGTGTACTTACATTTTATCTAATGAAGCAAAAGATG